CCTCCTAGTCGTTTACTCGACCACGCGAGCCCGGAACGTGTTGTTCGGGTTCACCGGGACCATGAGCGGGGCGCTCTGGGTCATCAGCATCGTGGCCGAGGGGTCGTTCTCTTCCCACATCTTCGGGAAGATCGGGAGCGGCTGGAAGCTGGCACGGGTGTCCAGGATCGCGCCGAACGCCTTCACGCCGCGAACGGCTTGGCCGACCATGAGCACGTCACGGGGGTCCATGTAGGGCATGACGGTGCCATCCGGGGCCTCATAGTAATCCGAGTAGACCCAGATGCGGAGGTTCCGCGAGAGGTTCCCCTTGTATTGCACCTTATCGCCATTGCCCACACCCAGGTCGAGCGACGTGCCGCTGGTGTTGCGGATGTCCGCTTCCAGGAGCTTCTGGACCTCTGCGTCTTGCTTGAACACCGACCAGGCGGTCGTGCCCATGATGACATCGGTGGCCGGGCCGCCGAACTTGGCGTCCGCCATCGTGTCGTTCCAGCCGTCGATCAGATCGACAATGGAGACGCCCGACTGGCCCCAGGCGTTCGCACCCGTGAGGACCACGGTCTGACCGGCGTCACGGCGGAAGTCCACCGTGGCGGCGGGGTAGCCGTCGTCTTCGAGGGTGATCGTGCCGTAGAGGATCGCCTGGGCCGCCATCCACTCCCAGCGCCGCTCGATGTCCGAACGATGCTTCTGGAGGATCGCCGCAACGGTCGCGTTGTAGCGGCCCTGCGGGGAAAGCGGCTGGGCCTGGCCGATCTCGCCGAGACCAGCGCGACGGGTGAGCATCGCGGCAGCTTGGACAGCATCCTTCGGCTTGAGGTAGCCCGGCTTGACCGAATACATATCTTCTTCGGCCTTGAAAGTCGGGCGACCCTGGGCCGTCGGAAGCACGAGCGGGGCCAGGTGGCGGTAGTCGGTGATCTTGGACCATTCGATCCGTTCGCTCTCCGACGTGAACATGCCGGGGAAGAACGACAGCCAAAACTCCTGGCTGGGTTCAAGATCGCGATAGACACCGAGAAGTTCTTCGGTGTTGTAGACAGTGCGAGTGATCGTCATCTGTAGTTCCTTTCTTTCAGATCACGCAGCTTACGCTTTGTGATACTTGTTGAAGCCGATGACGATCTGGGTGGGCGTGTCTGCGCCACGGAAGGCCGCGATCTTCTTCGCGTCCGTGTCGTAGCCCGCATCCCACACGAGCATGTCGGCGTTGAAGTGTCCACCCCGGATGATCTGGATGGTGGGGTTCTCGCCCCCGCCAGACGTGATCGCACCAGCCGCGATGCCGATGGCAGTCGTGGTGGCCTGGTCTGCCGGGATGATGTTGCCCGAGCCGTCCACACCGACGACTTCGTAGAGGGCGATGTCCTGCGAAGCCGCAAGGGTCATGTCCTCGGTGAAGAACGCCGGGGTGTCCGACAAAAGAAGGTCGCGCTGGGTGAACGCCTCGAAGGCGTCTTCTGCGCGGCCAGGGTTTCCGAACGGAATGTCAGTCATGGATCAGTTCCTTTCCTCGGTCTGACGTTAGTGGGTGCGGGTGCGGACGCGGCCACCGGCTTTCCGGTAGTCGCCCAGGATGGAAGCGGATGCGTCATGTGGGGCGTTCGCGCCCGCGTCGGCATCATCATCCTCTGCGCCCACGCCAGGGGTGCCCGCTTTGTTCATCGCCTCGGCGAAGTGGTTGCGCTGGTCCGCCTCGGGCGCGGGAGCCGGAGCTTCCTCGACCTTGGGGGATTTCTCCAGCGTGGCGGCAATCTGTTCGGCGCTCATCTCGGAGTTCTCCAGAAGATGACCCGCCAGTTCTTCGCGACCGGCGTAGTGTTCGGACGACATGACGGTGCTGAAACGCTTGCGCTCGGCGATCCGCGCATCGGACTCGACCTTGGCCGCGTCGATGGTCGGAGTTTCGTTTTCCTTGCTCATCGCAATTCCTCTCGTGTTTGCGGTCCCCAGGGAGACCAGTTCGGTTCGAAAATCGCCGATGCGGTCTGCAAAGCCTACCTCTATCGACTCCTCGGCATCATAGACATCTGCCTCAGTCTCGCGAACGGCATCATCGGACATTCCTCGATTATTTGCAACCGTGGACACGAACATGCCGTAGAACTTGTCCACGCCCTGCTGGATGCGGGCGCGGGCGGTGTCGGAAAGCGGTTCGAACGGGTTGCCGTCCGTCTTCCGCTCACCGGCTTTGATGAAGTTGACCTCCACACCGAAGTTCGACAGGGCCTTGCCGAAGTTGATGTGCATGACGACCACGCCGACGGAGCCGGTGGACCCAGAGCGCGTCGAAACGATTTCGTCGGCGGCGGTCGCGATGGAATAGCCGCCCGAAAGCGCCTTGTCTTCGACCATCGCCTTGATCGGCTTCTCACCCCGGCGCGAGACCATGTGCTCGACCAGTTCGAAGTTCCCTGCGGCCTGGCCGCCAGGAGAGTCGATGTGGAGCACGATGGACTCGACCTCGGGGTCATCCATGCCGCGATTGAAGGCGCGCTGGATGTATTCGTATCCCGTGGCCGTGCTTCCCATCTGGAATGAGAACCGATGGATCAGAGTCCCCATGACGGGGATGATGAGCACGCCGTCCTGGACGTTGTAGGGGCGGCGCTGGGCGCGGTAGCCTTCGCCCGCCCAGAAGTCCTCATCGGACTCCATCGAACTGACGTGGGCAGTAAGCTCCGCGAAGTGGTCGTTCGACGCAAGCTCCTGGAGATTGGCGACCACCTGGGCCACCTGGGTCTCGGCCACCAGGACGGGGCCGTCCAGGATGCGACGGATGAAGGGTTCTGCCGTGATAGACGGCATCTCGATCTTGGGGAGGGTCATGTGTCGCGTTTCCTTTCCTCGGCTGCGCTCTCATCCACGTTGCCTTCGTCGGCTTCGCGGATGTCACCCGAGGCGGCGTTGATCGCGTTTGCTTCCTCCGGCATGATGCCCATTTCTTCCATCTCTTTCTGTTCACGAGCGATCTGACGGAAGATCGGGCGGTAGTCCTCGCCCATCCTAGCAATCTCTTGCTCGTGGGTGGACAGGCGGCTCTTGATCCGAAGGATCGCGGCCTGGGTTTCCTTGAGTTCGTCAATCTGGCCGCGACCGGCACCGATCCACTGAGCGTTCGTGAACGCCTCCATGTTCAACCCCTCATACATATTCGGGACAGACCTGGCGTTCATGGTCTCGATGTGCCCGCTGTTCACGGCTTCCTCGAACCACAGACGGAAGATCGTGCTCGCGAACCGATCCGCGACCATCTTCTTCCGGCCCTGCATGAACTTCCAGGTCTCGGTCATGCCCGCGCGGGCCGACGAATAGTTTGTCTCGGAGTAGTCTCGCGAAAGCTGTTCATAACTGACGCCGAGGTCAGCCGCCAGGTAGCGCAAGAGAGACGCTTCGAACTCGCCGCCGACGCCGCCTGGGTTCCCCATCGGCATCATATTCAGCTTCGTGCCCGGCATGAGATGCGGAATCTTCACGCCATCGACTTGCATGTTGCGGGCGTTCTTGCCGTAGGTCGCCACGGCCCCGAGGAACTGCTGGGCGTAGTTGATGATACTGGAGCCCACGTCGCCCCCGCCCAGGCTCTCGAACGCCTGCGCCGACGGTAGCTCGGACTCGATGGCCGCCGCGAAGCTCGCGTTGACCACGGCGTTCTGGAGCGTGATGTCCCGAAACCGTTTCGTGATCCGCATTTCCTTGAGCGCCGCCGACATCTGGGTCATGCCGCGCGTCTGGGACGGGCGGTCTTGCTCCAGGATGTGGATCACCTGGGGACGGCCCAGGCCATTGCGGGCGCGGATGTAGGACCACCGGACGCTCTTGTTCCACTCATAGATGCCGCCTGGGCTGGCCTGGCGGATGTAGTAGCCGAGGGGTGCCCCGCTGGCCGACATACGGACGCCGCCCCGCGTTCGCTCCATGTCGTACCCCATATCCCCAGGGTTCGACAGGCGGTCGAGGGCGATCATCTGGATCGCAGTTCGGTAGGCGCGATCAGACTCGCGCATCCACTCTGCCGTTGCCAGGACCTCGCCTCCCATGAGATAGGTCCCGACGGCCAGACGGACCATCGAAGTCAGATTGTTGCGCCTGGAGGCATCCACCCAATTATTGAGGCTTTCGGCCCAATTCGTGAACTTCTCTTCGACCTCGGTCGCGAACTCATCTTCCCAGGTGTCATCGAGGCCCAGGACGCGGATTCGCGGCTTCGAGTTCAAGCGATACTGCGCGCCGACGATGTTGTCCTTGTGAAGCTGGACACCGGCCATCGCAAAGGCATCATTGCGGATGATGTCGTGAGCGCGGGCGTCAACGTATTGCTTGTCGGGGATGATGTCAGCATCGACAGACTGAACAGACGGTGCCCACGAAGCAAGCGAACGGTCGTAAGCGTCCGCCGCTTCGTGGGCACCTAGCACCTGGGGGGTCGGTCGCTGGGAGGGGGCATCCATCCCCAGGAGATAAGCGGCTTCCTGATCCGGGTCTGAGAACTGCGCCATTAAAACACCGCCCGCAGAGGACCGTTCGACCCGAGAGTCGAACCGGCGATCTCCGCTTTCAGTTGTTCGATGTAGGCACGGAGCTTCCCGGCGTTGGCCGCCGTGTATTCGATCCGTTCACCGTTCTGGTCCACGACCACGCGGGCCGAGGTTCCGGTGAGAAGCTGGTGGAGGGCGTCTTCGGCTTCGACAAGCCGTTGTGCTGCGGTCATTGTGGGCATCGCGTCATCCTAGTTCTTCGGCCAAGGCACCCAGATCATAAGCTGGATCGGCCTTCTTGGCAAACGGTTCGTGATCTGTCTTCGGGTTGAAAACCAGATCGTTTATGTCCCACTCGGACGCCCAAGTGGGCGGATCACTCCAGTCGATCCTCTCGACGCCGACGTGCCGACGCTCGATCAAGAGCGCCTGGGCCATAACCAGAAGGTCCCAGGACTCGTTTCGGAAGCTCTTCGGGTTCTCCCAGACGCC